CAGCTTGTTCAGCTTGGCGCGGTCCTCCTTGGCACCCTTGATGCCGTCCTCTGTTACCACCAGGCCGGTGTACAGCGCCAGGCTCTCCGCAAGCTGGCCTTTCAGCTCCTCAAAGTTGAAGTCTATCGTCTTGGGCAAAGTCTCCAGGCTGTTGCCCATCACAAATTCCATGCTCATGTTGTCCTCCTGTTCAGATAGGCGGGAGCTTGAGATTTGGTTTCTGCCGCTGCTCCACGCAGCGCCAGAAGGGGACCGCCTCCCGCCGGATGATGGCGATGTCGTCCTCGGCATCCGCCCGTTCGATTTTGTAGTGCCGGGTCTCTTTCCGGTCCTCGCCCTCCGCCGTGGTGTATTTGATCTGGGCCAGAAGCTCCACGAACTGCCACCCGGCGGCAAGCATCTGCTGGCACACCTGGGCGTAATACTCCGTGGGGATGCGCCCCTTCCAATGGGTCCAGCCGGTGGAGGAGAGGATTTCCGTGGTTTTGATCTCCAGGCCGCCCAGCCGCCCGGTGGCGGTTTCCTCCAGCTCCCCGTCCGGGGTGCAGGTGATGAAGGGCAGGTCCTGGTGTTTGATAATCTTGTAGGGGGTGAAGCTCACCCGGTATTCCGGGTGGTCCAGGGCGAAGAAGGAGCGCAGCAGCGGCTCCGCGTCGTTGCCGTAGCGCACATAGGGCTTGTCCCCGATGTCCTCCGGGATGACCAGCCCGCACTTTTCCTCCCAGAGCTGCACGTTGGTTTTCCAGGGGGAGAGGCCCAAGAGGGCGGCGGCGTCAGACGCCCCCAGCCCATCCTTGCGGGCCTCCAGCCATTCCGCCCGGTCCTTGCAGATGATGACCTGCGGCTGCATCACATCATCACGACGATTTTGCCGTCCTTAACCTCCTGGGCCAGCTTGTCCTCGAAGTAGGCCGCGATGCTGGCCTTGGCCGTCTGCTGCCACATCCCGCCGTCAGCCTCGAACAGGCCCACGTTGCCGTCATCGTCCAGGCGCAGCAGGAACTCGCTCACCGGCTGTTCTACCTCCAGGAAGGTGCGGAAGGGGCGCAGGGCCACGCGGGGCTTGACCTGCACCAGCGCCTTGAGGGAGACGCCCTGGCGGGCCTCCACTTCCTGGCTCACGCCGTTGTCGCGGGTGGTCACACCGCTGTCCTTGCTCATGCGGGAGAGCAGGTCCAGCAGGTAGTCCACGCCGGGGCCGGGGGAGAACTTGCTCCGCAGCTCAATGATGGCCTGCTCATACTCCCGGAAGCCGTCACGGAAGCCCGGAACGTCGCATTTCGCGGTATAGAGGCTGTCGCGGCACATCATGTCGTCGTAGGTGGTGAACACGGAGACCGTGCGGGCATCGTCCACGCGGATGAACACGGGCAGGTTCTCGAACATATCCAGCTCGTTGCGGACCAGCTTCACGATGCTGTCCAGGCCGGAGACGGAGAGGTTGGCAGGGCGGTCAATGTGGGGCTTGATACGGACCAGGTCGTGGTCAGAGTAGGTGTCGCCGTGGATGTTGTAGGTCTTGTTGTCCTTGAGGGACACGAGGTACTGGGCAAATTCTTTCAGCATGATGAATACTCCTTTCAGATCGTGGCGTTATGCCTGGCGTTTGAACTTCAAAATTTTGGGGTGGTCCTGCTCCTCACCGTCGAGGGCTAACTGGCCGGGGACCTGGGGCACCATTTCGGCCACCATCAGTTCGCCGGTGCTGGGTGCGTTGGTGATGTAGAGGCTCGTGGTCACGGGGTCCGTCGGGGTCAGGGAGCACTTGGCCGTGCTCTGCACCGTGATGGTCCGGCGGTCCGCGCTGGGGATAAGCTCCAGGGTCACGGAGATTTTGCGCTTGGCGGTGGCCTTGGTGTTGGGGTCCAGGATGTTGTCCATCACCTTGCCCATCTCATAGTCCACGCGCTCCAGGATTGCACCCATTGACATCTCAAGGATGCTTTTCTTGTCCAACTGGTCACTCATGCGGTTTTATCCTCCTTTTTGGTGGCCCGTTTCCGGGCCGCATATTCTCCTAACAGCCGCTTGAGGGCTACGTCATGCCAGCTTTGCCAGGACGAATACCCGCACACCTGGAGCAGATCGTCCGGCAGGCTTGCCGCGAACTCGCGGCTGATGCGGTAACACTTGCGGAAGCGCCCGGTGGGTGCGGTGGGCGGTGCGGTCTCCGTCTCGCTGGCCTCGCTGCGGCTCTCTGCTGTCGGCAGCGCCCCCAGCAGGTCCAGGTCCTCCGCGTCGTAGAGTTCCGTCCTGGACGCTCCCAGGACATCCTCCAGGGCCTTGAGCTGGTCCGGCGTCGGCAGGCATACGCCCTTCTCATACCGGCTTACCATGCCCACGTCAGCCCTGGGTTCCGTTTCTTTCAGTCTGGCGGACACCTGCGGCTGGGTCAGACCCAGCACCATCCGCCGCTCTTGTAGTCGGTTCATGCTCTACCTCCTCTATCAGTCTGATTTGTTGGAAGAAGGGGAAGAACTGGGGCGGGCACACCGCGTTTCCGAGGCATCTAACTCTGTCCATCCAGTTGGGAAGCCCATCAACCATTCGGTCCATTCCGGGTTCAGATTTCCAGTACCCCCCCCGCCAGGTAAGCCACTTTCTGGCATAGAAGCAATGACCTGGTGGATGTCGCGTCCTTCCGCAGGTGCCGGGCCAGCCCCGCCGCGTCCATCGCCGTCGGCGTGGGCCACGATTGCAAATCGGTATCTTTGGTGCGGAGCGCCGACGCCGCGAGCTGGAACCATAAACGCCCGTGCGGTGTAGCCTTTACTTTCCAGGTCAGAAAGCACATCGTCGAGTGCCAGATTGAGGATGTTAGCAACATTCTCTCCAATGACCCAAGCAGGCCGCAGCTCGTCGATAACTCTAAGCATCTCCGGCCAGAGGTAGCGGTCATCGCTCTTGCCTCTGCGCTGTCCGGCTTTGGAGAAGGGTTGGCACGGGAAGCCGCCGGAAATAATGTCAACTGTTCGTAGTCCGGTCCGTTCACAGAAACTCTCCTTTGTCAAAGTCCGAATGTCCCGCCAGCGTGGAACGTCCGGCCAATGTTTCTCCAGGACCCTGGTGGGGTAGTCGGCCCACTCGCATTGTCCCACGGTGTGGAAGCCTGCCCACTCGGCGGCCAGGTCCAGGCCACCGATGCCGGAAAACAGGGAAAGGTGGGTCAACTCCATATCAGCTATCCCTCATACGGGCTTTCCAGGGACCAGTCCCAGGTCTGCCCGCCTTGCCATTCCGTGGTGAAGTAGTTGTGTGCGCCGTCTCCGGTGAAGTACAGGTACTCCTTCGGCAGCACCCGGCCCACGCTGCCCACGCACTCCTTCTCGGCCATCCAGCGGGCCAGCACATCCTCCACCAGGGCCAGGATGTCCGGGTCCACCGGGTTGCTGGGGTCGTAGCCGTAGAACTGGCAGGGCTGGGTCGTGATGCCCTCCACCGTGTCGGCCCAGAAGCGGTCCCCACTGTCGTAGCGGTTCAGCACGCACCAGATCGTGGCCGCCTGTTCCGTGGTGGAGCAGCCCCGCGCCTCGCCCCACACCATCTTTGCCAGGGCTACCTTGGACGCCTCCATCGGGTCGATGGCCTCCCGGTCCTCAAACTCCAGCGTGATGGGTTCCAGCGCGGGTGTCTCCGCCGGGAGCGCCGTTGCCGTCACCGGCACGGTGGCCTCTGGTGTCTCCGGCTCTTGTGGACGCCCGCTCCAGGCGAACGCAGCAGCCACGGCCAGAAGGGCCAGCGCCAGGCAGGCGGCTCTCTGCATCGCGGCCCTGCGGCGGCGCTGCTGCCGCCTCCGCCGTTCAGTCCGGGTCATAGGTGCTTCTCCTGCGGCGGTACAACTCGTCGATAAGGTCCGTGTCGCTGTAATCGGCCAGCGCCTTGCCCTCGTCCTCGGTCTCAACCGATACAAGGATAGAGGATTTCAGATACAAAGCGGGACGCGGCGCGAAGTTGGCGTTGTACACGCTGTCGTAGTACACGGTGCCGTCGGTGCTGATGTAGTACGCGAGGACGCCATTCGAGCGCGGGGAGCTGTTGGTTGTCCAGCCCGTTGCCAGCCAATAGGGCTTGGAGGTCAGCGGCAGGACGCTGCGGTGCTTGCGGTACTCGTCGATGGTCAGCGCCCGCGCGACAGCCAGGGGCTTGCCGTAGTCCGTCATGCCGTCCATGGTGGTCAGGTCGATGGGCCGCTCCACCACGGCGGAGAAGATGGCCGGGTGCTTGTCCCGCAGCCAGCGCTCCACGGTCTTGGAAAGCAGGCTGCCCGCGTAGTTGTTGTGGTCCTCCCGCTCGGCGTCGTCATCCTCGAACTGGCAGCACTCCGGCAGCGTGTCGGCGGCCACCGCAAAGGCGGCGTCCATGTCGTCCTCCAGCTTAACAAACTCCACGCCGTCGAGGGTGAAGCGTTCGCCCCGACGTACCTGTGCCAGGGCCAGGTCCTTCATTTTCATGTCCTTGTCCTCCTCTTTGGTTTACTGGCCGCTCTCGGCGGTCGTGGTGGTCCGCCGGTTGCCCCGGCGGCGGATTGCCTCTTGAAACGTCCTTTGAGCCAGGCGGGGGTCATACTCCGGGCGCTGGTTCTTGTCCAGCTTGCCCGTGTCGCCTCGTCGCAGCTCCTCATAGATCGTTGCGGGGTGGCATCCGATTTTGTAGGCGATGTCCAGCACGCGGGCTTCCTCCTGGTACATCTTTGCGATTTTCTTTCGGTCCTGGAAATCCAGGTACTTGCAGGCCATCACGCGCACCCCCTTTCCTGGGAAAAAATAAAGCCCGAAGGACTGTTTCATCCTTCGGGTTTTACGATAGCATTTGCGGAAATTGATTCCGAACAGGAATGTTCTTGACAGAAGGCCGCCGCAGACTTAAAATAGATAAGGTGTAATATTTTGAAGAACGAGGGGTAAGCTCTTCAAATTTTGTGCGCTCTGCCCAAGAGCGGGCGGGAGCGCGTGCATCCGTTTCATGAAAAAGAACTTTGAAAATCCAAGATATGGAGGTGTGTTGAACCCTTGATGCAGACTGTCATCGCCTGTGTGATCACGGCCGTGGTCGCACTCATCATAGGCATTCCCATCGGCATTCAAATCCGCAAACGCACCGCGGAAAAAGAGATCAACAGTGCGGAGGAGGAGGCCAAGCGCATCATCAACGAGTCCATCAAGAGCGCCGAGAGTAAGAAGCGGGAGGCGCTGGTGGAGGCCAAGGAGGAGATTCTCCAGGCCCGCAACGAGTATGAGCGCGAGGTGAAGGAGCGCCGGGCCGATCTGCAGAAGCAGGAGCGGCGGCTCCAGCAGAAGGAAGAGAACCTGGACCGCAAGACCGAGAACATCGAGAAGAAGGAGGACACCCTGCAGCGCAAGCTGGCCGAGCTGGACGAGGCCCGGGACGAGGTGGCCACCGTCAAGAAGACCCAGATGGAGGTGCTGGAGCGCATCTCCGGCTTCACCGCCGAGGAGGCCAAGAACTACCTCATCAACCAGCTTGCCGAGGAGGTCACCCATGAGTCGGCCATGAAGGTGCGGGAGATCGAGGCCCAGTTCAAGGAGGAGGCCGACACCCGCGCCAAGGAGATCCTGTCCCTGGCCATTCAGCGCTGCGCCGCCGACCATGTGGCCGAAGCCACCGTCTCTGTGGTTCCCCTGCCCAATGACGAGATGAAGGGCCGCATCATCGGCCGCGAGGGCCGCAACATCCGCACGCTGGAGACCATGACCGGCGTGGATCTGATCATCGACGACACGCCGGAGGCCATCACCGTCTCCTGCTTCGACCCGGTGCGCCGGGAGATCGCCCGCATCGCCCTGGAGAAGCTCATCCAGGACGGCCGCATCCATCCCACCCGCATCGAGGAGATGGTGGAGAAGGCCAAGCGGGAGGTGGACGCCACCATTAAGGCCGAGGGCGAGCGCGCCGTGTTCGAGACCAATGTCCACGGCCTGCACCCCGAGCTCATCAAGCTGCTGGGCCGCATGCGCTACCGCACCAGCTACGGCCAGAACGTGCTCAACCACTCCATCGAGGTGTCCCACCTGGCGGGGCTGATCGCCGCCGAGATCGGCGCCGACGTGACCCAGGCCAAGCGGGCCGGCCTGCTCCACGACCTGGGCAAGTCCATCGACCACGAGGTGGAGGGCTCCCACGTGCAGATCGGCGTGGAGCTGGCCCGGAAGTACCGGGAGAACGAGGACATCGTGCATGCCATTGAGGCCCACCACAACGACGTGGAGCCCCGCACCATCGTGGCCTGCATCGTCCAGGCAGCCGACGCCATCTCCGCCGCCCGCCCCGGCGCCCGCCGCGAGAACCTGGAGAACTATATCAAGCGTCTGGAGAAGCTGGAGGAGGTCACCTCCTCCTTCCCCGGTGTGGAGAAGTCCTTCGCCATTCAGGCCGGCCGCGAGGTGCGCATTATGGTGGCCCCGGACAAGGTCAGCGAGGATCAGATGGTGCTCCTGGCCCGGGACATCGCCAAGAAGATCGAGGAGGAGCTGGAGTATCCCGGCCAGATCAAGGTCAACATGATCCGGGAGACCAAGGTCATCGAGTACGCGAAATAAGATACGCACGGGAGGGGCTGCTGGACAGCCCCTCCTTTGTCGAAAGCGGGGAGTTTGCCCATATGAAAAAACCGAAAAAAGAAGAAAAGCCCCTCAGCGGCGCTCAGGAGGCCTACGAGTGGCTTCAGATTTTGATTGTGGCCCTGGTGACCATCATCCTGGTATTCACCTTCGTGGGGCGCATCACCCCGGTGGTGGGGGAGTCCATGCTGCCCACCCTCCACGAGGGGGATGTGATGCTGATCCGGGACATCGGCTACACCGGTCCCCAGCCGGGGGACATCGTGGTGCTCACCAAGGAGTTTGACGCCGCCAGGGGGCCCATCGTCAAGCGGATCATCGCCGTGGAGGGCCAGACGGTGGACATCGACTACCAGACCGGCGCCGTCTA